TAAAAACAGTTTGACAATATATCCGCATCCGGTGTATATTCCGGGTGTGGTTATACACCGCAGGGAGATATAGAGATATGACAGTAGTAGAAGAAGTGTACACAATGGAAAGGTTAGAGGACGTGCTGAAGCGCGACCAGACAACCTTTGAAACAATCGAGATTGACTTTAGTGCGATGTGGAATGAAGCGCGGGGAGCCTACCAGTATCAGCGCTCTATTCGTTGTAGCATCCACAACCTTTCCCGGATGCTCTGGTTCACGACCTGCAAGGGTGAGTTGTTGAACGTGGTCTACAGTTCCGGTGGGGTAGACATCAACATCAGCATTGACCAGTTTACTCAAGGCGCTCCTGATGACTGGGGTGTACGCGCTTGGATCGCACAGATGGCAAAAGAGTTGATGCCGTAGGGTATAATCCTAGCACCCGCAAGGGAAACCAAAAAAAACAACAACTGATGCCGGAACTGATGAGGAAAGACCCGATCTAAACAATCGGGTCTTTTTTCGTTACCAGTCGATGCTTACAAAGCCACCGTTGCTGCCGAGCTCGCGCCATGCTCTAGCCTTGCGGTAGACCCCGTCACCTTCGCGCTCTGGCTTGTCTTCGTCTTCCATCTCTGGTGAGGTGTTGCCTTCAACGGTCTTGACACCCCAAGGAAATACACCTATTACAATCCCGATATGAGCCAGCCGGTTCAGCGGTGAAAACCAAAAGCAGCACAGGTCACCGATTCTTACTTTTGTATGATCGGCTTCCGCATCCTTCACGCTTAGCCAGTTTTTGGTTCTTCTTGCCCAATTGCCATGATCGGGACAGTAAGCCGAGCGTGGCCAGTCAAGGGGGATTGTTAGCGCCAAGTCATGAGCTGCATTCCTAAGCCGGTACACAACAAAGGCAGCACACCACGGGCTACCGGGTGGGACAGGTGGAACCGTAGAGGCTTGGTATGTCTCAACCGCTTTGCCGCGATTGTCCCCGGTCTCCTGCACACCGATGTTGTCTAGGGCTTCTTTGGCTGCCCTTAAAGCGATAGGTCTACTCATGGTGATATATTCCTTTTGTCGACCTTATCTCCCGACACGCTGGGCAGTCTCCTGGTTGCTGTTTCCTCATCTGCCCAGCACCCCTCTTTTCCTAACTCCAAGTCTCACCGTCATCGATGCTGCTGATTTGGATAAGTGAACTACCACCATCACGGTAATAGGCGTACCAAGTGCCAAGCCTCCAAGCAATAGCCGTCTTACCGTTCTGCACCCCGCCGGTGACTATTATGCTTGCCGCCGTAATGACGTTACCCTGTGGGTCGTAGATGACCCTATACAAGTCGTTAGAATGATGGTATAGCACGATTCTTTTACCCATCGGGTTGATTGCCACACTGGCATCATTGCCGTTACTGGTTACTGTTACTGCCACGGATACCGTCACCCCCTCATCTTCTGTGTAGTATTCTTTGATGGCATTACCTGATGCCTCAACCACGATATAGAGCCGACTTTTAGCCGTGGTCGGATCGTATGCGATGTGTACGCATGAAGCGTCAGTAATCGATGTCAAAGTCATCACAAAGTTGGTAGCGTTCGGCCCATCGGCAAAGTGTAGAGCTACCGCCCCGGACTCGATTACCGCATAGCAGAATCTCTGATTAGGTGCCACGGCAGCAGATACACAAACACCGGCTAACTCCTGCTCGCGGAACCAAGAGCGGAAGCGGTGACTGGTGTGAAGTGGCAACAATCCAATGGTGCTTGTGCTGTAGCTCACCGTATGGTTGCTTTCGCCAAGCCCCCAGGGAGCGGAGGTGTAGTACCGCCCTTCGGCATCTATCGTGCTATCACTCCCCCGGTTCGCGCTCGTCGTTGTTAGTAGGAGGTTGACAGTTCCGCTAGTAAGCGGGTCTCCCGCATTGTCAAGCAAGGCACCATGGGCGATACCACGGAGCAAACTTCCACCCGCCAAGTACAGCCCGGCTTCGGTGCCGCCGTTGACATCAAACGGATCCGGTAAGTCTGGCGGGAAGTTACCATTAATGCGGTCGAAGAGTGTCTGGGCTACGATGGTACCCTGCGCAAGCTGATGCCCGTAAGCAAAGTCTGTACCGGTTGTAGCGTGTGGCGTGGCAAGGATACCGCCGCCCCTTAGCCATGTTGAATAGCCGGTAACGCCGTTGAGGAAACAATCTCTAAGCGGTGGTTGAGATGCAGAGCAGGTAGCACCAGCCGGGTAGGCTACGCTGTTGGTTGCCGTCCAGCCGGGATGCCTCACAATCGAGTTATCGGATGCGTTGATTTGGTCGCATAGCTCGCTGATGGTTACCGGGTCAACGCTATAGGTTGTCACGCCCGTTGCACCACCGACCGTCATCTGCCAGTAGACATCGCTTTCTTCTTCAGTCCTACCATCGCGGTCTTGTTGCCAGAAACGTCTACCGTAGTAGTAGGTGGTGGTGTCTACCTCTGCAACGATTGCCGGCGTGATGCGCTCAAAAGCCGCTGTGAACGTATCCGGTACATAGGTGCTGTCGGTGTTGGTGTAGGTCAGCGTGGTTGTACCAATGTCAATAGATCCGCTAGACACCCTCAAACGTTGGCATGAAGTGATGCCCCAATAAGCCGAGTCTACGCTTTCACTTCCTGCGTAGCTGCTGGATGCCGTGTTCTTGCGCGGGTACGGGTTGTCCTTGTCTTCGGTTGCCGGTAAGGCTCCAAGGCTCCAGATATCAGGAGAGCAAAGGTCAAGGGTAACCGTGCTGTAGGAGGTCGTAGGAGCCACAACCTGCCATCTTTTCCAGTTCCCGTGGTAATCGGTTAGTTCGATGTATCCGGCTTGGTTGGTGCCGCTTTGCGCTTTGATTTGTATCTGTAGATATCGGTATCCGCTCATACCCTCGTATGGTGCATAAAGCCGGTCGTTACCTGTAAGACCTATAGAGCGGTTGTTTGTCTCCGCGATGCTCCAGCCATTGAAGCGGAAGCCCCGGAACAAGACTCTGGTGTCTGTACTACTATCTCCGTTTGTGGTTAGGCCACTGCTTGATAGTGCCGCTGATATCCACGCCGGTACATCATTGAGTGATGTTGTTAGGCTGTTGCTGCCATAGGTCGGGTCGGTTAGCACCGTGGTCGTGCTGTAGTTTACAAAGGTGTCCTGGCCACCGTAAGACCCGCCTGAGCTTGTAACCGTACGGGTGCCGCCGTCATAGCCGGTTACGATGACATTTAGGTTGTCAGGGTACGCACCCTCCCATGCTCGTATTCTGCCAACAATCGAGACAGCACGATCAAGGCATGAAGACGTGCTGATTGTTCCGCTTGCAGATGACACGATGCCAAAGCCGTCAGTCTCACCTAAAAGGCTTAGGCTCCACTCGGTGGCGCTCTGATCGTACCAAGTGTGTGCGTGTGTGATGTCATGCACGGAAACGGTGTTGACCTTCACCAGCGATACGGCAAAGTCATGCCGGACATCACCAGATGAAAAGCCGGATGCCGAAAGTGTAGCCGTGTAGTCTGCGTTTCGTCTCGATGTTGCCGCAGCTGAAACACTTACCGATGAACCGCCAGCAGATAGGCTACAAGCCGCTGTAGCGCCCGTAGTGGTGCGTTCATACCAAGTGTAAGAGGTTTGGCTAGGGAACTGCGTAGGTGCGCTGGAAGAGGAAAAGGCTGCCTCGGCAATATCCCAAAGTTTGTCAGTTGATACTGAAGCGCTAAAGGTACCTGCTACCGTCTGGCTAACATCCTTGTACGTTGTAGCCCCGGTTTCGCTTCCTGATGTCAGCACAACATAACTCGTATTACTTGAACCGTGGCCATTGTTGACCGTGATGTTTGCTCTAAGTTCCCAAGTCCAAGCCGAGCCAGGGGAAGGCGCAACCACTGTACTAACAATGGCAAGCGATGCAGAAAAGCCTAGATGCCCACCAAAGGTAAAGTTTGTAAAGTGAGTATCGTAATCAGGCTCCAGCGGTTGCGTGGCAAAAGGATTCCAGATTCTAACCAATACATTCTGGGTATGCGACATCGTGAGCGTTGATGTACGGGTGCCGTCAAGGTATGGCATTAGATTTTCTGCCCACGGTAAACGGCTTTACGTACGCTAAACCCGGATGTTTGCTCAGTAACAAAGTCAATCGATGGAATGCCGATAATACGGTAATCACCCTTGGTCGTTGTGCCGTCCGGCTCCATGATACGCACCACATCACCAAGCCATAAAGGTCGGTTGTTAGATGACAAGACCAATAGATCCGATTCCCACTCGATCAAGATTCTTCCCGTGGTCAACCGGCTGTATAGGATGTCGCAAGCAGCATCAACCGCATCCTGTGTGGTTAGGGTTGGGTCTCTTAGTTGATACGGGACAGGTCTACCCCTCCAGTTGTAGGGTCTGCTGGCGGGTGCCGTGCTTGCAGTCTCTGCTGCACTGTCTACCAATGACTTTGTAATGAACAACCCGGTTGCTGGGTCTTGCCCAACAACCTGTACCTGTGTGGCTTCAGGAGTCTCGTAGTGGCTTGACATAGCCCGTACAACCCGCTTAGGGCGTAGTACTTCAGTAACACCAGCGGTTGTTGCAGCTGCGATGCTTTGGTATAGCGTGACGGCTGGAGTGGTTGTAGCCAGTGCCGGGTCAATCCAATAATAAATGTAACCACTTAGGCTCGGCATCCAGCCGGTGATGTAGTTAGCGGCATAGTCATTCTTGAGTTTGTCAAGGTAACCACCAACCGTGTCGAAATAGTCAGGAGCCAAAGCATACTGACCCTTTGAAATGTTAGGGCTGTACGGCAAGTCTAGTGCTGGAAAGTCACCGCCAAGATAAGGCCCGGAACCATCCGGATAACCTGCAATTTCTAGTAAGTCCAATAACGCACTACTGAAAAGCAAACCATCGTAAGGGTAAGACTCCACGATGTAAGCAAGGTCAAAGTCACGACTACGGTCTTGCCCAGCATAGACAAAGACCGACCAATCCCGTGTCGTATCGCCTTGCTCGTATGTAATCTCTGGTGGTGTAAGGGTGCCACGGAATACATCAATGTATGTTGGTGTCGGTGTTGCCCCATCGCTTAGGGCAATCCGGATTGGTCTGTCTGAAGTAATCTGTGGTTGGTCTACTCCGGCATCCGTGATGGGCTTCCTGCGGGTTGTTAGGCTACACGTAGCCCTGCCGTCATCGTCTACGCTGATACTCACCCGCTCAACATCACAGGTGATGTCTACCGGATCATCAGCGGTTGAACCGGCAGCAGGTTGATACACCATGTCAACTTCATAGAATCCATATGTTGCCGCGCCGGTTGCGCTTGTAAGGCTTACCTTTGCCCGTACATCCTTGATTGTCCCGTTAGGCGTGTATGCCGTTAGATCGTCCTTAACAACGCTGTATGACGCGGATGCAGTGCCAGTGCCTATCTGGTCGTATGCAAAAGTAGATGCAAATGTAGCACCCGTTGGAGGTGCATAACGTAACTTTTTGACTGGTGAAACACCGTAGCCTGAAGTAGTAAATTGCAACTTTGCGAGCTGCACGGATGCTTGACCCGCTGGTACCAACCAAGAGAAAGCGGCGGCAGGTGTGATCGTGTTGCTGGTCAATGCAGACAGGTCAGCAAAGACGTGGCTAAAAGCCAAACCGTTAGATGCAACCACGATAAGCTCCCGCCTTCGGCAGGGAATCATCATGATGGTAATAAATTCACTATTGACTGAAGACAAGAAAGCAACGTTAGCAGTTGGTGCGATGTTGGAATCATTCTTTTGATAACTACCAACCAACACGCCGCTCTTGTACACCTGTGCGCTTCCGTTAGCCCCAAACCAGACCTCTACAGAACCAGCCGAACCAACGCCCCACCCTGCCTTTAGAATCGTGCTATCGTCTGAATCCTTTAGCCCCGGTACATAGAGCGATAGATAGGCGGATTGGTTAGCACTCCAGGCTGTCGTTAGCGTTGCCCGCTCGGTAACGTTGAGGCTTTGCAGGTAGTAGTCACCGGATGCTTTGATCTGCATCTGCTTCCACGATGCCGCCGTGGTTAGCGTGTAGTCGGTCTTTTGAAATCGAGCATAGTTTCCAGCGTAGGTTGTACGCCATGCCGCCGTTGTCGGTAAGGGAGCAAGCATCAAGGTTAGAGTAGTAGGGTCAAGCCAGACACCGCTACTCTTGGCTAAGTCCCAGGTAGTGCCGTCAGCTGCAACAACCAACCGCCCCTTCTGTGGGCGTGGCTCTGGGCAGTCTACTTCGATCAATAGTGGCCAAGCGTTCGCCATCAGAACCTCTTCATTATTCCGGGCGTACCGTTGCGCCTTGCTTCATCACGGATGACAGATCGAACTGCTCGTTCCAACTCAGTACCGGCAGGTATCAAGCCACGGTTACCACCGCCCATGAAATCACCCATCCGGATACCACCACCACCACCTACCGCCATCTCTGCAGCCGTAACGCCCATCTGTCCAAGTTGCCCACCACCGAGCGTCTCACGGCGTAATGTTAGAGCGTCAGCGGTTGTCTTTGTATTGTCTGCAATCTTGCCCAGTATGCCGCCGATAGAGTCTCCACCCATACCGCCAGCCGTGCCTTGAGCGCCGCCATAAATCATCCCTGGCGGTAATCCTTGAGGGCCTAACATATCCCTAATGGCTCTGCCATACTCACCAGCCAAATCAGGGACAGCCCCAGCGGCAGGCATTGGGAATCGTGGGGTGATGTAGTTCCACTTTGGCGCCTTGGTTTCTGGTGCCTGTAGTTCGTTTTGCCGTGTCTGCAAGATTGACTTTACATTGTCAGGTAGGATTGGCTCAAACTTGAAAAGGAAGGATGAAAACTGAGAATCCAAGAACTTGACCAAGTCTTGGATTTCAGTCTGTAAGTCACCGAATGTATTCTTGAAAAAGGCTTTTATGTTGTAGCCGATGTCACCAAAGAACGTCATTACAGCAGGGCCAAGCTCCTGCAATATGCGGGGTAGTTGGGCAAAGAATGCTAGCAGGTTAGCGGCTACATTGATCATTGCTTGCTGGAAGTTACCACCGGGGCCAAATGCTCCGATAACGCGGTTTAGAAAGTCTTGGATTACACCGCTCTTGCCGATGGCGCTAAACACTTCGCCGATCTGTCTACCCATCTCTGCGACACGCTCAATCAAGCGCATCGAGCCGCCTTCGGCACTACTGAAGATGTCAAGGATGCCACGGCCAATCGGTAGGAAGGCAGCGGTAAGCGCATCCTGTAGATTCTCAAACGTAGTCAATGCGGATTGTGTGGCCTTCGGTAGTTGTTCAAGCCCGGAGATAATACGCTTGATGGCTTCGTCTGCTGTAATGCCCATCTTTTGTATGGCTTCAGTGGATGCCGTACCAAAGGCGGAAACCAGTACCTGCCTGATCTGCGGGACACGCTCGGCTATCTGGTTGATTTCCTCAGCAGAGATTGCGCCCTTACTGGCTATCTGTCCAAGGGCAAGGATAACCCCGTCCAGTTCTGATTTGCCTTTACCAACCAATGCAAGCGCATTGCCAAAAGCCATCAATGCACGTTCAGATGTTTGAGCAGATAACCCTGCGGCTTCGAGGTTAAGGACACCCGCACGAACCTCTGTAAGCCCCAATCCGGGGAGTTTGGCTATCTCTTTGAGTCTACCTAGTTGGGCTTGAAGTTCTTCTGCATTCTTCGCATATGCAGCCAAGCCACGAACCTGTGAGTCATAAGCCATTGCAGCTTGTACACCGGTTACGGCAGCGAAAGAGTTTTGTGCCAACTCAAATAACCGGGTGGCATCTGCTGCAGTGCGGATTGCTTCACCTACACTTTTAGCCGACTGGCCTACCCGGCTCAAGGCACGAACAGCGGCGGCTTCACCTACTACCGATATCTTGGCTGTGAGTTCCGCGACTGTCATTACCTGCCTCCAAACAACGCACCTAGCATTTCGACCTGTTGCTTTTCTATCTCTTGCCCGATCATAGCCACCTCGGCTATCTGGTCAAGGGTCAAGTCGGTCTCTGAAGGGTGCCGGTTGAGATACTTAACGGTGTAGTAGGCAACCTGACCGGCTACACCTCTGAGTCGTTTTTTGCGTCTTTGACCCTACCCTGTAAGTCATCTGTTGGATACCAACTAATAAACTCACCAAGGATACGAAAGAACGTCTGTTTGCTTGTACGTGCCAGATTACCAAATGCTCGTAGTGGTGATTCCTCAGCGCCATCTGTAGGGTCTGGCACATAGCACCGACCAAGTAGATAGATCTGGTATAGCATCGCTTCGGGAAACTCAGCGAAAGCAACTCGCAGGGATTGCAGCTCTTTGGAATCTGGGAAGAGGTCAGCCGCCTTCGGTTCACGAAAGCGGAGTTCTGCGCCATCTCCAGCGATGCTCGACAGGTCGACCACAAGGATTCCCCTGTCGGCATCTTTAGGGATTTGTTTAAGGTTACTTAGTGACATGGCTTAGTTTACTACGCCCAAGCGGTTGTTACTCCGTTAGCACCAAGTGTCAATGTTGCGGACTCGGTTACGGCTTCTTCGTTTGCAACGCTGATACCTGTAGAGGTAACGACACCAACGAATGTCCGAGCGGCAAGCGTCCCTGGTGTAAGGACAATCTGGCAGTAGTAACCATCTTTATTGTAGAAGATAGGCCCGACCACGGAATCTACCAGAAACTCAACCTCAACGGATCCGTTAGCCTTCGTTGCTTGCGCCTTGTTCTGAGTATCGCAGAGCGCGGAAACATCAACGGTATTGACAGAAGTGCTGAACCGAACCGAACGAGCAATACAGGTGTAGGTGTCAGCCGTAAAGGCTGAAGGTGTACCGTCTTGATAGCCACCAAAGGCAACGGTAACCACGCAGTTTTCACCGATCAAAGCAGATGTACGTGTAAATGGCATAAGTTACTCCTATTGTTGTGTGACCATACGGTACACCGCCGTCACTCCAAAATCAGTCCGACCACCACTTTCCAAACCAAACGTCTGAGCTGTTGATTCCCTCCGGCTGTAGAACCGTGGAGTGGTACTCGAAACGTGGATATTGTCAAGCAATGTGTCTACGCGGGACATGATAGCAGCGGACTGATTCATGCTTACCGCACCACTTGCAGTATCCCACACGGTGATTCTGTAGGTCGGGTATGTGAAGACCCGGCTACCGCACAGCACGTCTTGGTCTTGCCCTGCGTTACCTGCACGATCAAAGACAATGTAGGGAGTAACCGGTTGCTTGCGTGATATCGGGTCTATCTGCGGGGCGATCGTGTTGTACACGCCCATCTGGAAACCGTTAGGCTTGTTATCAGGAGCAAGCAAACCCATCAAGGTAGTATCGCCTGTTAGAGTTTCGTAGATCCACTGCTCAATCACGGCTGGTTCAAATGCCATTACTTGCCACCCTTCAGGATGCTCTTACACGCCGCTTGAAAAGACGGGGCTACATACTCAACCGCTGGACGCAGGAACGGTCTTGCCGGTACGTGGTTGCCAGACTTTGCTATCCAACCAAGTTCCAGCGGTACGCCGTACTTTGCGCTTACAAATACTTCCGCAGATGTTGGGCCCGTCATTCGATGCCCGATGCTGTTAGCAAGATTGCCGGTATCGTTGTTAGGCGGTGAGCCAGGGGGGCTTGACCAGTGATCGCCGTATTGCTTGTACTTGCCGGAGCTTTTCAAAATACTAGACTTGGCTTCACCCTCGATGTCAGCCGCTGCCTTGCCGACAACCTGTGAAAGTTGGCGTAGATTCTTCTGATAAGAATCAAGCCGTACTTTCTTTAGACTGAAGCTCATCTTTATCACGGTGCCAACACCTCAACTTCTAACGGGCCAAAGCGGCGTACCGTGGATCCGATAGCAGCGCCAATGGTTATGCGTATAACAGCGGCTGTTGGATATGCAGCTGGATTCAATAAACTGATTATCCCCTGCCCATTCAGCTGCTTGGTTATGGTTGCACTGCCGCTATTAAAACTGTACGCCGACCCTGTAGCAACATTGGTATAAGTCACTGACAAAGTATCGTTTGTTGTGTCGTATGGAGTCCCATTGTCATCCACCAAGCGCATAACGTACGTGTGCCAGTCTCCAGTCCAAGCAGAAATGTTTGTAACCTCTTGCGGGTCTTCGGTGATTTCCAAGATGTTTCCGCTGACATCACCCGCCCCGGTATTATCACCAGTTGAAAGTGTAACGGTCATGACTGCACCGTTAGTACCGCTGGCTCCTCTGACTACTACGGTAACGTCATCTGCTCCTACCGCTAGGGCGGCATCAGGGAGGTCAAGCCTGTAGACACCCGGCATATTGGTTGCGTCAACCTCAGCAAAGCCGCCAGCTGTATACGCCTGTCCTATCGTACGTGCTACCAGCGGTATGTTTACGCTTGCTGTACGGGTACGGTTGTACCGGGCTGATAGACCGCTTGTAGAGGCTGTAAGGCCTGTAGCACCTAAGTAGAGCTCGATGCTTTGTGATGTACTGCCGGGTGCAATTCTGATCGTGGATGCGTTGCGCTCTACACCACCGTTGTATGCAATCTGCGATGGAACAGTGGTTATAACTCGATATGTTGCCGAACCACTGTCAGGATTAGCACCAGTCCACGTCACACCATAGAGGTCGGTAGCAGATGCATTTGTCGCGATTCCGAATGATGCGTTAGGGCTTGTCAGGAAAGAACCAAACACCTGCGTATAGTTGAGTCCGTGCAGTAATGCATACCCAGACTCGATACCACTTCCGCCAGCGTAGATACTATTTGCACCCTGCGTCACGTTTGAGTTTACGGCTCCACCTAAAACACGATTGTAGTTTTCCAGAAGCATTCCATTCGTGCCTACATTAAAACAGAAACGTAAACTATTCATAATCAAGCAGTTATTTACTGTAGTTGGAAACGAAAGACTTCCGCTGTTTAGAACGAGAAAGTTTCCTTCAGGGGTTGATGATGTACAGTTTGTGACTTTTGCTCCTAGGTTTGTCATGGAGCAAAACCAAGACATCCTATAAATTAGACAGTTTCTAATAATCGTCGTGTCTGCAACATTTGAGCCAGTCAAGTCTACGGAAGGGTTGCCACCTCCGCCCATAAATATACAGTTAGTGACTGAGAGATTAAGTGCAGCCGATGTTGGTGGGGTACAAACCAATGTTCGGTTAAAGTTGCTAGTAGATTCAAAAACGCATTTGTCAAAACTATTACTTGCGCCAGTCAATAGGCTTACAAGGTGGTATCCATTGGCTGATAATTGTCCCCCGTACCAGTGGATGTTCGAAAACTTTAGGTTTGATTTACCTGTGCCAGATAACAAAATAGCACTAATTGAAACGGCAGTTTGCGCGGCGTTAAGGTTACTGTGCCGAACCGGAGCGGCAGTCATGCCGGGGAAGAACGTAGCGGTCGGATCACCAATAATAAACGTTGACGCGCTATAGGTTCCACCGATAACTACCGATTCGATGTATGTTCCCGGAGCGATGTACAGCGTGTCCCCGGATGCAATGCCTGAAGCTCCGAGTGCTTTTTGTAGAGTAGCCCAAGCCGTAGACGGTGATGTTCCAGCAAGTGAATCGTTTCCGCCATCTGCCGCAAGTTTCACATAATAAGTAGCCATTATTCAGAAACTCCACTTGCGATTTGTTGAGCCATAATCACCGCAAATTGATTGACAATATCCGTCTGAAAGGCTTCATCCTGCTGAACCCACCAAAAGTTCACGCTTGTACCATCAGGCCCAAAAGTGCCGAGCAGGTTGCTGGAGTAGTCGTAGATGTCACCAAAGACACGCCAGTCAGTCGACGGTGCTGGTTCCTTTTCAATGCGAAAGTTCTGAAAGTTCATTATATGTCCCTCACATAGATTCGGAGTGGGCCGAATACTTGCGTGTCGTTTGCCCCGGTGGTTCGTGTAATCGTTGCTGTGTAGGTTCCAGGGACGTTGGTTACCGTCGTGTCAATGGTAAATGTTGCCCTGCCATCAGCTGCATATGTTGCCGTACAGGCGTACGTGTCTACCAGCGTAGCACCAGAGTTGTAGACCTTAGCCGTAACCGTTGCACTGGTAATGTCTATCCCTGAGCCGTTGTTGTCTACGCACTGGATGTCTACACCGTGCTGTGCGCCCTTCTGGATGTCCAGCGGATCAGATGCCCCCAAGCCGTCAGCCCTAACCTCAAACGGCCCCATGCGAACCAGAGCGGCAGATGTTACCGGGGTAACCAGTTCCGCGTTGACGTACTGCCCGAATGTACCGGCTGTCGTATGGCTTGCCCTTGCCTCATCCCATACCGCTGCGGCAGTCTGCGCTGCCGTCAAGCCACCACTACTCAGCGTGACCGTCAGCACCGCCCCGTTCGTGCCAGAGGCACCACGCACCACGATCGTGACATCAGATGCACCAGCCGAGAAAGCTGCGTTAGGGACATCCAAACGATACACGCCCGGCACAAGGCTAGAATCAATCTCAGCAAAGCCACCAGATGACCACGCGCCTGTAGGTGTCTGCGTGACCAGCGTTATAGACACCGGTGCGCTCTGATTGCGGACGTAGTAGGCCGCTAGACCAGTCGTGCTGAACGTCAGACCTGTAGCACCTAGGTAGAGTTCAATGCTTTGTGATGTGCTTGCAGGTGCTATCGTGATGGCTGAAGCGTTGCGCTCGGTTGGGAGGTAGTTGCCAACACCTGACAACGCACTGTAGGTTACGGCTCCTATGTCACGTTGACCTGTAGACCAAGCCTTTTCAAACATATCAACAGAAGGTGCGCCTGTCGGGGTTCCAGTACCTAAGTTTGGCGATGTGCTGAAGTTTCCGAAATAAGCCTGTGGATTCAATCCGACAAGATACTCTTGACCATAGTCAATACCTGCAACACCTACAACAGATGTAGATCCACCTAGTGTTGTATTTGTAGCATTAGCACTGCATCCGATATACCTGTTGAAGTTGTCAGATGACGTACTTGTACTTGTAGAGTAAACCCCAGTGGCACATAGATAAAAAACACAGTTTCTTATTGTTTGAAAATTGGTAGCAGTCCCTCCAGATTGAAATATAGCCGCACCGTGAATACGCACAAACGTAGAGTTGAAAACACTTATTTGTAAATTCACATGAGTAATAGAATCAGGTTGTGAACCTAAAAATAAACAGTCAGATATTATTGTTGCATCTGTAACACTGCTACCTGTGGCATAAATATGGAAACTAGCCTGTGGCCCAAAAATACATCTCTGTATGGTCATATTAGCCGGTAGTGATGTCGGAGCAGTGAATCGTAAACTACATCCAAGATTTTGACCGACATACGCAAACGTTTCAAAAACACAGCTGGTCAAAGTGATATTTTGACAAGTCAGAAACTGCACGCCATTAGTTGTCGTACCGTGTTGAAATTGAAAGATTATAGAATCAAAAGATAAAAAGTTTTTTGATGTTGCTGATAAAACCGGCCCTGAAAAAGTTGCTGCAAGAATACCACTAGATGGGTACGGAGTAAGTCGAACTGGCCCTGCGTTTATACCAATAAACTGTGATGCTGTAGTGTCTCCAATAATAGAAGTGGTTGCACTATAAGTTCCCGCTACTGTGATTTGTTCAACGTATGTGCCCGGTGCAATGTATACAGTGTCACCAGATCCCATACCTGTAGCACCTAACGCTTTTTGAACAGTACGCCAAGCAAGAAGAGTAGTAGACCCAAGACCAGTATTTGAGTCGTTACCGTCTTGCCTTACATAATAGGTTGCCATTACTCAGCGTCCCCTGTGGCAATTTGATTTGCCATAATCACTGCAAATTGTTGGACAATTCCATATTGAAATAATTCGTCCTGTGTAACCCACCAGAGATTGACGGATGTTCCATCAGGCCCGAACGTCCCTAACGGTTGTCCATTGTCATCCTCGATGTCACCGTAAACCTTCCAGTCTGTTGACGGTGCAGGTTCCTTTTCAATCCTGAAGTTCTGGAGGTTCATTTGCCCACCTTCAGGCTGTTCGCATTCGTACCCTTGAAAGGCATCGTCAAGAACGCCAGCACACTGCTCACCGCAGCGGAGACACCAGCCGCTACCGCCTTGCTGCCGTAGAGTGCCAGCACTGCGCCAAGCTCGCTGAGGTCGTGTGCTTCGCTTGTCCTGATGCCATCGCCGAAAACGGAAGTAAAAGCAGCTACGAAAGCCACGATCACAACGACCACTAACCGCTTGATGCTGATGCTACCCATGTCGTGCCTCCAGTGCGGCTACTCGCTCGCTCAGTCTCGCTATCGCCTTCTTGATAATGATTAGATCCGCTTCGGTCTGCTTGGCATCATGCACCAGAATCCTGATGTCAGACTTGATATCCCAGAGCATCTTATACAAACCGCTGATACTTGCAATCAAAGGTATCCCTATAACCGCCGCTAGTTGCATCCATTCTGCCATCACGCTGTACGCTCCACTAATCCACAGTGCTGAACGAGCAGCTCGGTTTGTCCAAAGTCTGTCCCGATCACATCGTAATACTTTGAATCATCGCCTATACGGTAAACCCGGTCTTGCGGCATGACATCAGCACTAACAGCAACTATCAGCGTCCACTGTGCAGATGACTGGATACCACCGCCTACAATGCTCTCTGTGTCTGATTGGTTGGTTAGCCTGGCGTTGTACTCGGCAACCTTGCGCCATGTCTCAGTAGCACCACCACGGCCGTCTTCGGTGAGTGTGAAGCGGTGTATTTCTACACGGTCTTGGCACAGGTTACGTACCATGCCAGCGCTGATGGTTGCGCGGAGTATCGGGCTCATGCGAACACCAGGGGGCGATATCGTTCAGCCATCGAAAGGCAGTGGGCTTTTAGTTGTGAGAGCTTCACATCGCTTGTGCCTTCCTTGGCATCGATGTCACTAGCACACCGGCTAGCCTTTATCATCCACGCTTGCCGGGTGGCTGTCCTTACATCGTAGCGCTCTACATTGATCGGGCCTTGGTCTACCCACATCAAGGTAGGGTCTCCCGTGCCATCTTCAAGGGTGTAGCCCCTGACGTGGTAAGGAGCATACACCGGATAATCAGGTTGTGTCGTGCCTGATGTTCCGGCCACACGGCACTCGTAGACCCGCCCATTGGGCGTTGTAGGCACTACACGGTCACCGACAGCATAGGTGGTGCTAGCCGCCCAAGTGGTGAACCGGGAGTAGGAATCCAAGATGCTCCCTATGTCGGTTGTGGACATCTGCGGATAGGACTGGGCATCCACAAAAAGTGATACCTGCGCTATCGCTTCGGCTCGTGTCATCATGGCTCCACTATCCCACATAAAGAAAAGCCCCCGGCACGTCTGCCGAGGGCTTGAGATAGAAACCGCTAGGCTTATGTAGCTGCGGATGCTCCAACGATAAGCGAGCCAGGGACACGGCTGGATGCCGTGGCATTGACGTTGCCAACATCGAAAGCGGAGAAAGCAAAACGCTCTGTAGCCTTGAATGCCAAAGCATCCTCAACAAAGTAGCGCTGATCCGAAACCTCAATCGTAACAGTACGGCGGTCACCAAATGCAGTACCAACGCTCAGGTCACCAAGCAGGATGTAAGGCGTGGTTGCTGCAAGCGTCTTCGCCATGTTCTGGACGAACACCACAGGGTATCCGTAGAGCATAGGCGTAGGGCCGTAGGCGCCTTGGATGTCCATAATCGAGTTACCGCCCAAAGCATCAAGCAGAGGTGCGATGGCGTTGTACCAAATCTCCTTGTGCATATACCACTTAGCATTAGGTGCATACGTTGGGAGCTTGGCAACCATGCCCTTAAGGTTAGCCAACGTAGGTGAATACGTGATGGTCTGACCGGTTGTGAACACCTGAAGACTAGCGATGTTAGCCTTGGTTGCGTTGAGGTTGTAGACGGCATACAGGATGCCATCGAGGCCGCTCGTGGAGTCTACTGCGTTGTTGAAAACAACACGGTCTTCTTCCTTAGCAAGCGAGTACGCCATGTCACGGGCAAGGGTTGCACCAAAGTCGATGATGCTATCTTCTGCCAGCTCTTTAGAAACCTGAGTAAGAATCGATGGCTTCTTCGCAACCAAGTTGACCTGTGCAAAGGTCAGGTCGGATGCCGTGATAGCCGTGTTTTCACCAGGGTAGTAGACCGTTGTGCTCGCGGTTGCGTTAGGGACGTTGAGGACATCGCTGCTCATCGGATAGATGCGGCAGTTCTGCCGAGCAATTCCGAACTGCTCACGGAGGTAGATAAGCTCAGAGGACAACGGATCTGGAACAGTAAAACCACCAGCACTGTTCGTGCCTTCGCTCTGTGATTTCAGGTTGTTCTTGACCCACTCAGCGGCCTTGCGGTTGCCCATGATAGAGCGTCCCCACTGACCCCAAGCGTAAGCCTTGTAGTTAGCCTCATCACGAGTACCGGAAAGTGGATTGCGTCCAACGCCGCCGGACTTCCATGGCTGCTCAGCTTGCACTTCGGTTGCCACAGGGTGGCCTTGTCCGAGTGCCTTGATTGTCTCAATGCGCTCTTCGATGCCCTTGGCTTCAGCCATCAGGGACTTGACCTGTGCAAGGTCACCGTTACCGGAAGCAAGCTCCCGCGCGGTAGCAAGCACAGAATCTTTCTGATTCTGCAATTGTGTTAGATTCATAGTTGTGTCAACAACTCCAGACGAGCCAGCAGTTCCTGGCGTTCGTCATTGTCATGGGCTTTCGCCTCTACTACGATGGACGGCTGCTCTTCCGGCTGGTCTGCATCCCGCAGAGAATCCCAGACTACGGGAGCCAAGCGCTTGGCGCTTGACCGTGACAAACCGACTGCATCCCGCAGTCGACGTTCAACACCCCGCAGGGATGCGGGCTGTACGCTCTTCATGCCGTGCATGGCATATAGCCCCTTAGCACGTCGAGCAAATTCATCAATGATGGCATCAGCCATGCTCTGATCTGATACCGCTTCAATGGCTCCACAAAGCGCATCGTAGTAGGCTTCTAATCCTTCATGGATAAGGTCACCCTCGGCATCATCGTATACCGACATTGCGTACTCTTCCGGGGACTGTTCAGGCATTGGAGCCATGACCATCTCTTCTTCTTCCATATCCATCATAGGCTCCATGCCGTAGTACTCCTTGAGGGTCTTTACGCTGTTACGATACTCGGCTGGTGTCGGTGTAATGCTTGCTTCGGCAATAGGCCAGCGGGTTATCTCAGCTGCACCGCCCATGCTCTTGCGCTCTACCAGATGACCAGCTGCACCAGAGGAAAAGCCCATCTTGCCTTGCTTGCATAACTTGGCAATCATGCTTCCGTATTCATCTGCTATATCTAACTGCGCCTCGTACCAAAGCCCGGTATCGTCCATCTTGATGAAGCCTGTACCGATGCTCTTCTTGCCTACAGCGGCATCCATGCCGTGATGATAGTACACGTTGAGCGGTACGCGCTGACCCTTCGATACCGGAAAGCCGTAGTCGGTTGAAGCGGTGAAAAAGTCACCTTCAAGGTCGGCGGTCTTAGTATCGCCAAAGCGAACCAGATAGCCCTTGACGTAGCCTAACCGGTCGCTCTTGATACCGTCTACGGTAGATGTCAGCAAGTCCATACACCCACTATCCCACAGTGCATTTTTCATAGGTACGTTGTGAGATCCGGTTGATATCCCTCTAGGTCTCTAAGCGGCAATACCCGTGTAGTAGGCCCCCAGTCGGCATTCTGCACCACGGTTGCCATGTCACTAAGCGGTAGCCCTTCGGTGTAAAGGTTGTAGCGGGCAGTGCCTAGTATCTGCTGAGCTTCAAGCGGTGTTAGCCCCTTCAGAATCTCTTCACCGGTTGCCACCTTTGGGCGTGTATCCGGTATGGAAGAATCACCGGTTATCTCAGCCCAGGAGAGCGTCTCCGGAATCATCACACACCGGCAGTTCGGGTGTGAAGGCATGATGGTATCGGTGGCCTGCAAGGTGCCAGAGAGAGCCAAGCAAGCAAGGCATACCCGCGCATCCTGCGTAGCCTGTCGGCGGTATCCGGTTACTGCGCCATTCTCGGTATAGAGTTGCCGCTGAGCTTCCCGGCTTGCGCGTATCATCTCGGTACGTGCTATCGTCTCGGCTCTTTGCCGTCCAATATCTGCCGCCTTGCGTACCCGCCGTGCTACCGTGCGCGGGCCTTCACCGAGGCTGATGCCCTGTACCAAAGCCATCTGCATGGCATCGGTAGTTACCTGTGGAATCTTATTGAATAACTCAGCCAGAGGCGAACCATCGCCTGCGAACCCGACAAAGGCTTGGAGGCTTTCGTCAGGAAGACTTGTCCATGAAGTACCAAGGGTAACACCGGCGGGCTTTTTACCCGCTGCCGCTTCCACAAGGCGCGGCGTTGCATCATTAGCAAGGATAGCGGCTTGCAGTTGCCCATCTGCTGTAATTACTGCCCCTTCAACGCTGAACTTCTTAAGGTTCTTTCCGAGTTCCTCAATGTTATCTATGATCCGCTGACGCATCCAGAGTATGGTCTCGGATGGCGGTTCACCGTTTGCTTCACGCTCGGCTATCCTACCCTCCAGCGCTTCCAGTTCATCGATGCTTGCCTTGGTTGCCGCCTTGTATGCGCGTTGCATACGGCTGATGGCTACGCCTTCACGCTCTAACAGGTCATTCCGGTACTTCTGGGAAGCGGCATATATCCTGCCCGTGCCGGTGTCTACTCGCTTGAGATTTCCTCCAGCGAATACCCGTAAAAAGGGTGGCTCTTATACACTACCCCCGGAGTGCATACGTGGTCACCATCAAGGCTCTTGCCGTCTGGCTGCATTGCGTCACGCTTGGCTGTAGACCAGCGGAACCCGGCATCACCGCCCCACAAGTCCCAGGCTACACGCCCCGGACTTGGAAAGCCCTCTTCACCAGCGTTGAAGCCTTCGGCTTGTTTGTCTACTTCATGACGGCTGAAGAAAGAGTACATTCGGAGTATCGTGTCTTCGGATAGTTTCTCACCGTTTACGATTTGATTAGCCCGCGCAAGGCCTACCCGCGTCCCGCCGTCAAAGCCTTCAGCCTTCCAGTCAAGCGCCCGTTGTGCCGCTGTCCGCATGGCTTCGGTCGGTCGGAACTTCATCTCATACGATCGCACTGCGGCACCATCAAAGCCGCCGGTGCTTTGTACTGGGATTGCCGTTGGGTGTAGATGCCCTTCATCTTCCGGCACGGCTTCCAGCCCGGCTATGCGCTTGGCTTCAGCCCGATCAATGATGCCCGCCTTGTAAAGTTTCTCCGCCCGCAACGCTTCCGCCTGTAGGTCATCTGCCAAAGCACGTACGGTTTCAAGGTCGTACATTACAAAGTCACCCTGCTGAGTTTCCGGGTATTCCGGCAGCAGGTCAGCGGTGATGGCATCCGCCAAGGTACGGAGCAAAGGCACCATGCCATCTTCCCAAGCCGCTTGCTGGGCGCGTTCGTAATTGCTGTAGGTAGAGCGCTCTAAGCCGCTTCCAAGGCCCAAGACCATCGGGTTGATGCCCAGGGCTGAACAGATACGCTCCTCCGGTACACGTCTCACAGAATCCAGAGCAAGCTCGGAAGGGGTAAGGCTAACCCTATCCATCTTGTAGGCACCGGTCATTACCACGATGCCGCCTGATCCGTCCCCGGTAAGGTCTTCGTGCAGTTGGCGCTTCACCTGCCGAGCATCGTCCATGCTCATGTCTACGGTTGTCTCTTTGGCATCAGGCCCGACAATCAAGGATGGCATAGCACCGTTAGCAAGCAAGCCGTATGCGGTTGTACTTGCCGTGTTGTCGGTGGCAATCTCCCGCAGTACAGCGGTAAGCGGCGCTCTACCTATGCGGATGTCGCTAGGGTCTCTACCGTACCGGATATGGATGATGTCAGAAACCGGGATGTCAAAGGAGCGGCCATCCGTGGTGTAGATGTAGTGGGTTAGCGGGTTGACACCGTTGCCTACAGGCCTAACCATGTCCTGCGGTAGAAACTGCAAAGCTGTCACCGTGCCGCGGGTGGAAGAGCGAATCTTTCTCAGGTAAGTGTTGCCAAACAATTTGAAATCTTGAATGACCCAGCCCCAGAAAAGGCTACCCATAATCATCGGATCCGGTTGCGCCATCAACTGAATGACTGGGTGGTCTTCTACCGGGTCTGCCTGTTGAGAATCTACCGGTCGGTAGAGTCTTGGTGTTGCCTGTGGGTAGTTCCGCACGTACCAATCGATAGCACTAGCAACAACGCCATTCAAGCCAAGGTCACCGGCTACTCTAGCCCAGTCCTTAGTACTTCCAGGGAGCGCCCGGCGTAGCAATGTCTGCAGCTGACCAGAGCCGTACCCGGTTAGGTAGATGTCCCTAGACTGGCTAAGCGGCAATGGCAATGCTTGTGTAGGATTAGCGGCGGCCTTACGCCCAAGGAAGCGGTCAAAGATACCCATGCTCCCAGTATCCCACAAAAAGAAAAAGCCCCCTTGCGGGGGCCTGTAGGCTTGAGTGGTTTAGATTGTTTTCATCTCGTAGCGGTATGCGTCTCCGCTTACGATGTAGGTCTTGACGTTGCCGTCTTCGCTTGAGCCTTCGTAATACCAAGATGTCTCAGTGTCTGCGTTCATCTTGATAAGCGACTCTGCCCATTCACCGGCACACTGCCAAGTACCAACCGGTGCTACATCAACAACCACGCCATCCTCAGTCAACACTTGGCGAATCTCTTTGTTTGCGGTCTTCAGTTTCATATCTCTATCTCCCTGCTTGATGTCAATAATATACACCGCCCGTGTATATCTTGCAAGGGTATAGAGAGATATATTTTAGACGGCTCCCCAACTTCGCTTTGATCCGCACACCTGCCACGCGTACGCCAGAGCATCCACCACGTCATCATGCCTACCAACGGGAAAGGATAGCAGCTCATCCTCAAAGTAAGCCGGTAGCCCTTGGCAATGCATAACCTGTGATTGCTCATACCGGGCTTCTAGAGGCGCAAAGCGGGTCACTTTGTCACGGTCTGGGCGGATGCCCCGTATCGGTAACTTAGTACGCCGTAGGAGCTCCTGCACAACAGCCGCCTGATACTGCACCTGCTCGATGCCGATCATGGATGGCTTCCACTTATCGGCCATTGCTTCGATGAACCGCAGGACAGAAGCAAAGTCAGCGCGGGTACGGTTGATGTCTCTAACGTAGATCGTGCCATCGTCACCACGGGATACAACCGCAACCCCGGTATAGTCTGCCTCGCTCTTGGTGCTGATGGCAAGGTCAACTCCGATGTAGGTAGGCAGCCCTTCAGGGCAATCGCCGTAGCGCAACCACTCGCGCTTGATTCTTGCTCCAGCCGCATCGACAAACTCCGCTAAATATTCCTGCCGGAAAGCGATGCTCGGCAGAGATTCCCCCGCCTTGCCTACCTCCTCAGCATCGATCCACGGGTTAGCCGTGGTAGGCATCTGCCATGACATCCAGTCGGCATCGGTAGCGGCTTGGTTGTAAAGGGTGCGGAAGTAATTGCTACCCTTGGGCGTGCTCAAGAAGAAAGCATCTCCCCGGTAATCCGTTAGCGTTGGGCGGATTGCTTCCGTCCAGGCTTGCTCTAGATGCCGTGCCATGGCTGCCTCATCGATGATGACCCGCTTGTACTTACGACCACGGGCTACGGTGCTAGGGTCATCTAAAGTCCAGTAATCGATGGCTGCCCCGGTTATAAGCTCGATGCGCGGTGCGGGGCTTTGTACCGCCCTGCGGATAACCGGAGCATAGATTCTCTTATGATCGGCGTATGCCTCTTCTAGGAGCCTGTAGGTAGGTGCAAACCAAGCACAAGGCAAGCCGTCAATCAGCACCGGGTCAGATAAAAGATTACCGCCCAGCGTGGTCTTACCGAAGCGTCTCCCGCAAGCAAGCACGTTGTACCGCTTGGCTTCCCGCAAGATAATCTGCTGGGCTTCATGGGGCCTTGGTAAGACTAGTCGAATATCAGGCAAGGCTGGTACGCTTTCTCAGCTGCAAGGATGCGGGCTTTCGCTATCTCGATGTAGTCTGCATCCATCTCGCAACCGATGAACCGGAATCCTTCAAGCACTGCACCCCGCCCGGTGCTACCTGATCCGGTGAAGGGGTCAAGCACGATGCCTCCGGTAGGTGTAACCATGCGGCACAAGTAGCGCATCAGGTCGGTAGGCTTTACGGTCGGGTGGAAGTTGCGGTTTACGGTTGGGACTAGGTCAACGTCACTGTCTGGCGGCCTGTTCATTTC